TGGAGAAGTACGGAGACAATATGCGAAATTGGTCTAAGCGGATGGAGCATGACGCAGTATCCTATATTTTGTGGAATACAGGAGAAATCCAGGAAGCCGATGATAAAATTCGGGGGATATACCTAAGACAAGAATTCGCATCCAAGAGATTTGGAAAAGAAAGATATATACAAACACTCAATGAGGCATTCATCAAAGAAGGATTAGCCCATAGTCCCCTTATAGACGGTAAGAAGTATATGGCTGACAAAGTAGGTTTGAATACAGTCAAGAGGTATATGTCTGATATAATTTCATATGCGGAGATATTCACTGGAGAGTATTCTGTTACATATAATCAGGAGATTGAATGGAAGTAAAGTTTAGTGACTTATTTGATCCTAATCAGCCAAGATCAGATCGTGAACTCATTGAGTCCCGCCTAGAAATATGCAATAGTTGTGAATGGTTTCATAAAGGCCTTGCCAAATGTCGCAAATGTGGATGTTTTATGAAATTAAAATCTACACTCAAACAAGCAGAGTGCCCTATTGGTAAATGGTGACTTATGATTAAATATGATGAATCAATGATTGGCTATGTTAAGAAGTTTGCCACAGAAGATGAAGTCTCTATCATCAATGACTATATGAACTCTATGGAGATTGTATTTGACAAAGATGTGTTTTATATAGATCAGATTGAATCTGAGCATTCTGATCATAGGCAAGTAATAGATCAAACCGTTATTGATACCGTTCGAAAATTAGAAAATAGAATACGCAACTATATTGAAAATATGTATTTCCCAGATGCTGGACTTGAGATTGATGAACTAACTTGGACAAGAGGCCTAGAACTTGTTAGATGGCTAGAGTCTTCTGTTCTTGCTCCACATGCAGATGGATCATCGGATGCCCCTGAATTTCCAATAATCAATCTAGGCGCTCTGATATACTTAAACAACGAATATGAAGGTGGAGAAATAAAGTTTAATGACTACGACATTGAGTTTAAGCCAAATGTAGGAGATTTAGTTATATTTCCAAACCACTATATTCATGAAGTCTTAATAGTAAAAAAGAAAGATCCAGTAACAAGAAGACATACAATGCCTGTCTTTTATTCATTTAGAACTAAGGAGCAATAATGGAAAATATTAAAGTATCAGGAAGAGACGATGTAGTCTTCCTAATGACACAAACCGTTGATGATATTAACCGAGAAATTGGTAAGGCTCAAAATATGTCTGAACAAGAAACTGAGAGTTTGATCTCAGGAATGCGTGAGCAGGTTATGTTTGTTAATGCTTTGCTTTATGATAAGTTAGTTGAGTTTGGTGTTATTGTAGAAGGCTAGTTAGGTCTTCCCATATCTTCCCAAAAAATTTCTCTACCCATGTTGTCTGTAATAGGCATAGGCTTAGACTCATAGTGACACTCAGAACATACAATATCAGAGAATAACTTTTGAGATAGGTTGTTTGGCTTCCAGGAGAATTCCTCATCCCAGGCACTTTCAGAATTATTTAAAATTGACATGAATTCATTATACCGCAAATCTGAAAAATTATAAAAATTGGATTTGCCTAAAATCTGAATATTTTTACCAGATGAATGATACAGGAAATAAAAAACAAAATAACAAAAATATAGTGAGCACTTTTTCTATGATCCTTTTTATCTTTGTTATTTGTTTTGTGTAAAAGGTTTGGTGAGTACTACACCCCTCTAAAAGTATAGTACTACACCCCACCTAATTTAGACTACTGCACTGCCCTCAATTTAGAGAAGTTTTCCTTAATGATTTTTATCTCCTTTGTTGAGTCTCTAGCAACTTTGTCAAGACCTAAATCTCTTGCTGCTTTTGCTCCCTCTGTAATAATAGTTTTAGCAAACGCAACGCCTAGAAGTTTTAGACCTAATGGAATAGCCACTATTGCACCAATCGTTAGTAGTAATATCATGATACCCATAAATATAAGTGAGTACTGTACAACATGAGCAAACCATGAGAATGGACTAGTAATAAAATCTAACATAAGCCTCCCTTAGCAAGATGTAGTAGATAGGATTGCTGTATCATTGAAAGATTCTTTCCAACCCTCAACAATTTGTGACACCTGTGCATATGTGTTAGCACATGAGTAGCAGATAGATTCTGTAGGGATACCTAGCATAAAGGCGTCCACACCTGAGTAGACTAGTTCTGTTGATTCACACTTAGTGATTTTGCATTGTGTCATATTTATTTTCTCTTTTCTGTAGTACATGAGCAGGGGGTTATTGTTATTGTGTTACCTTGTTGCATAACTGTTGCAAGTGTATTGCATGAGTCACATAGATAGATGTGCATTAGAATTCACTCTCACTATCTAGCATTGTAGGGATAAGGGCTAGTAGTGTTACTACTATTGAAGATGTAATAATGATAAAGGCTAACATATTAGTTACCCTCCTCAACTGTGAGAACATAATCAGTCTTATAGCGACTAATCTCAAACTTAGCACCATTAGTGCAACGCACCTGCATGGCAGACCCATTCCACTTGCGTAGTGACTCTACTACACCTGACTTAACAAGGTTCATAGATGTAGGGAAGGTGATTGTGTCACCCTTTTCAATGTAGTTATATAGTGAAGTCATTTTGGACTTCCTTTCTTTTAATACTGTTAGCACTTTGCTAACTGTTTTCCTTGCCTAGGTTATTTGCCTATACTATCACATATAGGGCTCACTAGGATTTTCTTTCTTATTTAATTGTATATAGTAATACTAGCAGACATATTCGCTACTGTCTAGTATACTCACTAGTAGTCTCACTATGTGGAGCGTGTACTATGTGATATAGGTCACTTATTTGCTACGCTCACCCTAGAATCTAGGTTTATTTGGTAGGCTCATTAACCTTATTTAACCCTATTTAATTTTTCTTATAAGAGAATAATAACATATAATACCCCAAAAGTCAAGAACCAACACGGCGTGTCGTATGTGATGTGCCTCACATTGGGGCCCCGAGGCCCCTGTGGATAACTATGTGGATAACTAATGTGGTCTATATCACATATCCTATATGTCCGTTTTATTCCATAATGTCCACATTCATTTGTCAGTGGTATGTGTTAGGATACTATGTATCAAGATAAATAATCTTGGTTATTTAAAAGAAAGGTGGTCATACAATGACTACACTAACAACTAACGCAATATGCGTTTCTCATAAGGCTCATAAAGAGTCTACCTCATTCCACAATGATGTGGCTTATACATTCTGTGAATCATGTGAGCAGAATATTGAATCATGGTATATGGACTATGATTCAGACCGCCTTAGTGGTTGGTCAGATTGGAAGGTGTCTAACTAATGTTTAGCCAATGTTTAAAATGTGGGTACATAGCAGACCCTCAAGATATCTTCTGCGTAGTATGCCCCTCTACTATTGTAAATGGGCGTAGAGAATTTAACCGTATGACTAGAATGGTAGGTAATAAGTAATGGGTTGTCCTAATTGTGGCTCTCTATTGTGGAGCGAAAGATGGTTTAAAGAAACTTTCCATCTTATTTGCAAGGCTTGTGGAAATAAGCGAATTATCAAAAAAACGAAAGGTCTAAAATAAATGATAAGTCTAAAACTAACTTCATTCAATGGCACTACTAAGGCTATTGCACTAAATACCCCCTCAGATGTGCGTAAGTATATTTCTGCACTAACTAATTCACTACCTAAAAGCGTAGTGCTCCATGTGTCATGTGATGCATTGGGAATTTCTGGTCACTTGAAAGGTGGAAAATAATAATGAAAAAAATTGAATTGCTAGGCGACATTGATGAGGTCGTCCTTCTTGAAACCGCTTTATCTAATCTTCTTGATTTAATTGAAGATAAGGGAAATCCATATGGCATGGCTGAACCTACCGCTGATTTATATGAACAGGTTCAACACATCAAAATGCATTGGAGCGATAACTAATGAATGAAATAACGGATCTATTTCAAAAGGCGATTGACATAACACATTTAACTGATGAGCAATGTGAGGAATTGCTAAAAATCTTTGACGATAAGCCCTGAGCGTAAATGGGGCCCCGAGGCACCTTCGGGGCGCATCATGTCAAGTCCACTTGCGGCGTGTCGTGAATAATCTTTTAGTCTGACTAGTCAAATACTTATTTATAACAAAAATTTATTTTCTAAATGTCCGTTTTGGGCGATTCGTACCCCTGCATTTGTCAGACCCCCCTGCTAGACTTGTATACATACAAGGTTGATAAAGGTTATCAACAAAGAAAGGAGTTCAAGATGAACTCATTTAATGAAGGTACAGAGGTTTGGTGCGATTCATGCACTGAGCCAGTTGTAACAGTCTATGGCGAAGAAAGCCAGTATGAAAGTGTTTGCCCAAAGTGCAACACAGGTTTCTACCTAGAAACCCTCTAAGAGAATTAACTAAAGAAAGGTTCTAAATAATGAACATTGAAATAACACAAGAACAGCGTGACAAGAACACGCACGAATACTTCAAGGCATTTGCCGTTGAACAACAAAAGCGCAACGCCTTGCGCCATGAGGCTATTGTAGCCGCTAACCCATGGATTTTGCAGGCTCGTGCAATCCAGAAAATGCTTAATGAAAGAGAGGCTAAATAATGAGCCACTATGTATCTGTCCGCTCCCTATGTGGAGATAAAACAACTAGCATAGATATCTATGACCTAGAACTTAACAACGAAATCATTTGTTGTGACAATTGCGAAAGCATTTTAATGTGCCGTAAGGCATGGGGTTTTCTTTATCAGAAAGGTAACAAGTAATGAAAAAATATAATGTGTTGATTTCTTATGTCGTAGAGGCAGAAGATGAAATGAGAGCAGTTTTTGCTCTAAACAAATCACTCTATCCACTAGCAGAAAACGAAATTGCTAAGTTTGATGCGTTCCATATTGAGGAGGTTGCTAATGCCTAATGCAGTTACAGAATACTATGATGAGTTACTAGATGAACAAGGTGAAATTGAAATTGGTATTTACAAGTTTCTACCTTCACAAATTCTAAAGATGTGTGATCCAGTTGCATATCATCAAGGCTTACTTGATTTTGAAGACTACCTTCATGAAAATGCAGAACTAAATGAGTAGAGGCGGGGCCCGAGGGACCTCCGATCCCCTGGCTCGGGGGCTTGTGGTGTAAATCACACAGAAAATGTCCGTTTTGTCCGTGTCTAAAATTGACTTTTTGCCTTTTGTCTGCTAGTATTATCTTATACAATTAAATAGTAGCAAAAAAGGCATGAGCCTTAGCAAATAAATGTGACTAGTATCACAGTGAGCCTAAGCGAATAAGTGCCCAATTTGTCAGACCCCCCTGCTATACTTAATAGTATAAAGAAAGTTAAATAAAGGTTATTTAACTAAAAAAAGAAAGGTGATTCAATATGAATTACATTGTAAAACTTGAGTCTTTTAATGGCTCAGTAAAATCTATCAACCTCCCTTCAAAGGGTGCAGTTGCTCAATTCATCTCACAATATCCGCAGGCTCTCCCTGTTGGTGTTTCTCTCAAGGTGTCATGTGACGCTCTTGGTGTTTCAGGTACTCTTCGTGGAAAGGCTTCACTCTAATGACTAACACAGTTGCATTCGCTATCTTCCCTTTTGAACATAAGGGCTATCAATTCATCTCAAAGGTTGCAGAAACTTCTCGCTTCCTTCCTCAAATCATCTCTATCAAAGAGGATTTTATCACAATAAACAAAGGCGCTATTGATGAGTGTATGCCTGACCTTGAAGATATGTCATGGGCTTCAATCGAAAAGCAGGTTGCCTTTATCAATGAAGGAGGCACTGAGATGTTTCTAGAATTGGTAGGTATTGCATAATGATGACTCGCAAAGACTATGTAGTAGTTGCAAATATTTTGCGTGACTACAAAGAAGAATTAGATAATATTTCTTTCGTTGATATTGTAAATGACTTTGGTGATTATTTTGAAAAGGATAATCCAAACTTCAATTGGGAAAAGTTTAGAGAGGCTTGCTATAAATGAACAGACTAATTACAACAATCGTACAACTTGCACTATGGGCTCCAATTATTTGGGCAATCTCAATGGCAATAGGAGAAAGTAAGGAGATGAAAAAGAAATGATTCTTGACACTGGAACACTAGTCGCAATCTTAATTGCGTTACTAGGTAGCATCACTGTAATTTTTATTTCAATTGATAAGCAAATCAAATTGGAAAAAGAAATTCGTAGGTTGCAGTTAGAATTGCGTAAGCAACGCACCAACTAAAATAAAATCCTGAGCAAGATGTAAAACTGCTTACTTTTGGGCCGAGACTTTTCCTCGGCGCTGACGGCGTGTCGTGATCCATGTGAGTTTTATCACACTAGTTGAGCGTCTCACTATATGAAAATACTGGCTAGTAAGTTGATATTTTCTTCCCTATCATGTAGTATAGTTATATAAAGTTAATTAAAGAAAGAAGGTTGCCCCATGGCTAATCTATACTCTGTCCAGTCCCTACTAGTGGGTAAGCAATATGTATCACGCACCTTGCGTGGAGAAATCATAAGTGCAGAACCCCACCCTCAAGCAATTTTCTATGAGGGTGCAGAAGCGTACCTAGTTGAGGTCAAGAACCCCAACTCTATCCATACCTCATATAGAACAGTAGCAGTCAAAACTACTGCCTAGTAACCATGCTGGCTTGACTAGTCATGTGTACCCCAACCTATGACTAGTCATGTCCAACACCCATAGGGATCAAAAAAGTATTAAGTGAGTGTGACTTATTTCACATATCCCTAGCAAAAAATTTTTTACGACACGCTAATAATTTCCCCAGTTTGTCAGACTTATGCGATAAGATTATATTATTAAGTAGAAAGAAGGAAGCCCCATGGAACTATGTATGAACTGTAATGAAAACTCAGTAGATACTCTTGAAATTTACTGCCCGCACTGCGCTCTTGAAATGTATGCAGAACTTATGCAATACTCAGATGAAATTGACCAACTATTTGCAACTGCGGAGGCTAAATAATGTATAAAGACTTTGATAATGAAATACTCATGACTGTATCTAATTGCTCATGCACAACTAACACACTATGCCGTTCATGCGAAAGGGAGCAATACTAATGGACTATGAATATGTAATCACAAGCGCCTATGACGGAGAAGCACCTCATTGGACACAACGCTATGAACTAGAGTTTGGTGCATGGGAGAATTTCTTCCTATTCACAGACCATGGAATGGCTAAGGAATACCGCACAGTTAATCTTTACACGCCAACAGGTAAGTGTTACACTAAGATATTCAATCGCAACGGAGAGGTAAAGGTAGTAGCATAATGGGAGCAGTAACAGCACTAGGAATTCAGGATACCGTACTAGACCTAGAGACTCAGATTCTCTATCACTTGAAGTCTAATCACTATCCACCTGTACCCGCAGAAATGGTACAACCATGCATAGATGCTATTGACGCATACTATGAAGAGGACTATCAGCGCATGATAGATATGCCAAAGGTAGGGGATTTTCAGATTACCTATCGTGGCTCAACGCAAGCACCTGCAAGTGCAATTATTGAACAACACCACCTATCATTCTGGCTTCCAGAGGAGGAATACTAATGTGTAAATACTGTAACTCAACCAAAGGTAACTTTATTTTTGGGGATGAGAAATATAAGTTTAGATTCTGTAATGTATGCTCACAAACAACGAATGAGGATTAAAATGACTGTTACAATGAACAACATGGAACTAGTATATGCAGACTTACTCACACCAGGCCAGTTAATGGAAGGTGACTTGATCAATATTGATAACGATGTAGTTGAAGTAATTTCTATTGCAGACGATGCAACAGGTGATAACTACACTATCACTTATAAGAATGACTATGGAGATGTAGAAGAATACATGTGCAACTATGAAGAGATGTTTAAACTCTATGTCTTCATAGACAATGGCGAAGAGCCATAAAATCCCCGAGGGCAAGTTATCCACAACCTTATCCACAGTGTGATATTAATCATACTCTTACGATTTGATATTTTTATTCAATGTATGCTAAGATTAATATATGAAAAAGACACCAGAGGAATTACGCAGGCTAATGGAACTTCGCCGTTCTAATGCTTCTGGATCTGTTCCGTCTAAAAAGAAATATACTCGCAAGGGTAGAAAATGTCAGAGCGAAATGCTACAATTAAAGTATAACCTAAAGTAAGGACCCCCAATGACTAAACTACTTCGTTCAAAAGATAGGAAAGTAACTAATGCCGTCACCCCTAATGGAAAGCAAGCAAGTATCGCAAACACCTTTGGCCTACCCGCAGGAAAGGCTTATTCATGTCCTGGCGCAACGACTGTCTGTGAGACTGTTTGCTACGCAGGCAAATTGGAAAAGGTATTCCCAACAGTAAAGACTAACCTGCTTCATAACTGGAACCTATTAAAGGACGCAGACTATGAGACTATGGTCATCCTGCTTAAGGAAATGATTGTTGACTTTATCAAAGATTGTGCAAAGAAAGACGCACCCCTACTCTTCCGTATCCACTGGGACGGTGACTTCTTTAATGATACCTACGCATATGCATGGAAGCAAGTTATCATGGATTACCGTTTCGTACAATTTTGGGTATATACACGAGTAGAGTCTGCTGCATTAATGCTAAAGGACCAGCCCAATCTTTCTTTGTACTACTCTACTGATTCAGAAAACAAGGACACTGGAATATCCCTTAAGACTGAGCATGGAATTAAACTGGCCTACCTTGCTAAGAATTTTGCAATTGGTCAAGCAGATATGAAGGCCCTCACAAATAAGCCTGCTGCAATGTGCCCTGAAAACAGAAAACAGATTCCACTTATTAGCAATGCAGGGTCTGCGTGTGTATCATGCTCACTGTGTGTATTTAATAAAGCGGACATCGTATTTAGTGCAACTAAAAAATAATGAGTACTCTATTCTATATGCTTATGATTGCTATAGTATTAGTTAGCATTCTTGGAGGTTCAGGGAACTGAGGATCCCCTGAAATTTCCTCGGGGGCCTGACCAGTCATTTGTCAAGTGCAACACAATCATTTACGATGTGATTTTTATCACCCCAGTTTTACGACCCAGATTTGATATTTCTGAGATTTCCTGATAGACTTATATAGTAAGCAAGCAATACCTAGTGACTCAAATCACATAGAAAATGTCTCAGATTTTGAGATTATTGGGGAATGGATTTGGAAAATGTCAGTAGGAAATGTTATACTTAATACATAAGCAAGTAACCCTAACAGAAAAGGAAACACACAAAATGGCAGTAGCAACAAACACATACAAGGTAGGCGACCTCTACACAACACAGAAGTCAAAGGTTACAGGAACAATCTCAGAGATTATCCCACAGGCTAATGGTAATGTGCGTGTGAAGTTAGATGTAAATGGCACACCACGCTACACAACTTGGACTGCTAAGTAATTAGCAAGTGGCT